GTGAAGATGCCGCCCGGTGGCCAGTTGATCGACCACGTGGACGAGGGGCTGTACGCGCAGACCTATGAGCGCGTGCACGTCGCGCTCACGACGAACGATGAATGCGCGCTCGTCTGCAACGGCGAACGGCTGCACCTGCCGGTGGGTGAAGCGTGGTGGTTCGACCATCGCGCGCCGCACACGGCCGACAACCACGGCGAGACGGAACGAATCCACCTCATCGTGGACCTGATCGCGCCTGAGCTTAGGAACCACGATGGAATTCGTAACGCTGCCGCTTGAAGAGGTGCGCGCCCTGTTCACCGGGGAAATCGGCCGCTACGAAAGCTTCAGGTTCATCACGACGCCCTTGCTTAACGTGCCCGCGCCCTCGGCGTGGCTGGCCGCGAGCCCGCCCAAGCCGCGCGGCGCGCAGTGGAAGCGGGAGCAATCGAAAAGGCGGTATCGCTGATGGACCTGACCACTCTGAACCTGGACGCGCTGACGGTTGACGAGAAGCGCGAGCTGCTGGACCTGTTGGAAATCAAGCAGCAACGGAAGGATCAGAACAAGCTCAGGGACTACGCGCCGTATCCGAAGCAGAAGGAATTCCACGCGGCGAGCGCATACGCCGGCGTGATTGACCGGCTGCTGATGGCGGGCAACCAGCAAGGGAAAACGTGGTCGGCGGGCTTTGAGACGGCGATGCACCTGACGGGGCTTTACCCGGACTGGTGGACCGGCAAGCGTTTCGACCATCCGACCGTGGGCTGGGCGGCCGGCGTGACGGGCGAATCGACGCGAGACAACCCGCAGCGGATTTTGATGGGCCGCCCCGGTTCGTGGGGAACGGGATCGATTCCGGCGGACTGCATTATCTCCGTCACGCGAAAGGCGCACGGCGTAGCCGACGCGCTGGATAACGTGAAGGTGAAGCACGTCAGCGGCGGCACCTCGATTGTGTACTTCAAAGCCTACGAACAGGGCCGCGAGAAATTCCAGGGTGAAACGCTCGATTGGGTCTGGTTCGATGAAGAGCCGCCGATCGACATTTACACGGAAGGGAAGACGCGGACGCAGGCCGGTGACGAAGGGCGCGGCGGGATTACCTACATCACGTTCACGCCGTTGCTGGGTATGTCGGAAGTCGTGCGGCGGTTCTTGCTCGACAAGGTGCCGGGGTCGCATGTCACGAACATGACGATCGCGGACGCGCTGCACTACACGGAGCAGCAGCGGGCGCAGATCATCGCGGGCTACCCGGCGCATGAGCGTAAGGCTCGCGCGATGGGAATTCCGATGATGGGTTCCGGGCAGGTGTACCCGATCGAGCCCGAAATGATTATGGAGCCGCCGGTTCAGATTCCATGGCACTGGCCACGGATCGTGGGCGTGGACTTCGGCTGGGACCATCCGGCCGCAGGCGTGTGGATGGCGTGGGACCGCGAGACGGACACGATCCATGTGTACGACTGCTACCGGATCAAGGAACAGACCAGCATCTATCACGCGGCCACGCTGAAGAGCAAAGGCTCGTGGATTCCGGTCGCGTGGCCGGTTGACGGGCTGCAAACGCGCGACGGGAAACAGGCGATGGTTCAGTACCGGAACCACGGCGCGAACATGCTGGAGAAGCACGCGACGATGCCCGATGGTGGCACCTCACTTGAGGTGAGCGTGCAGGACATGTTGGAGCGGATGCAGACCGGGCGGTTCAAGGTCGCTTCGCATCTCTCCGACTGGTGGGAAGAGTTCCGGCTCTATCACCGCAAAGACGGCCTGATTCAAGACATCAACGACGACTTGCTGAGCGCGACGCGCTACGGCGTGATGAGCATTCGTCACGCGGTGACGCCCGCGCCCGAACGGTCGTTTGTCCCTCAGTTTCATATGTTGGATAGCGAAGCCGGCTATTGATCGGCACGCACTGGAGCAGCACATGAGCGCACTTCGTCGCGGCGTCGATAAGCCGCATATCGCGTGGTCCAAGTATTGGGGATGCTACGCCGTCACTTTCATGGGCTTGACCCGGCTCGGTTCCACGGCGGTCGCCGCGTGGCACGCCTATACGGCCGCGCGCCGTGCGGGAGCGAAGCGATGAAAGTGTCTCGCGGAAGGATTGTCCATACGCTGGGTCCGTGGAGCAACGGGCATTCGGAACAGGCCGCGATTGTCACGCACGTCCATGGCGACGGCGAGATGGCCGGCGAGCTGGTGAACCTGACCATCTTCGTGGATGAGGGCATGCCCCTGATTCAAGGCGGTGTGCCGTGGTTCCCGACCCGCGAGGTTGCACTTGCGACGCTTCAAGCGACGCAGAACAGCCTTGTTCCCGGCGCTCGCGCCTGCTGGTTCCCGGAGCGCGACGAATGAGCTTCAAAGTCTCCAACGTGTCGCTGCTGAACAAAGTGGGCGAGCACGAATATGAATCGTTCCTCGAAGTGACCATTGACGATCAGCCTTACCTGATTCACCGCAAGCACGGCCACGAAATCGAGATAGCCGGCTGGGATGGCGACATCGATGCGGTGAAGCGCCAGACCTACGAAAGCATGAAGGCGTCGATGATGTGGGCGATTGAGAAAGCACTGTTTGACGGGGTGACGTATGAATGACCATCTGCCGTATGGCCCGATGGGCCAGAGCCCGGTCGCCGGCGCCATGCAGGACGCGAAAACGCTCGAAATGGTGTACGACGAGTACGCGCGGGCGCGCAAGAAGCTCGAATTCCCCTTTCCCAGCAAGCTGCCCCAGCCGGTGCAGATCGGCGCGGGGCATGACCCCGTGAATCACCCGAAGCATTACACGTCCCACAAATCAGGGGTAGAGTGCATTCAAATCACGGAGTGGATGTCCTTTAATCTGGGCAACGTTGTAAAGTATCTTTGGAGAGCCGACGACAAAGGTGCCCCGATTGAAGACCTCAAAAAAGCAAAATGGTATCTTGAGCGGGAAATCGAGCGCCGCGAAAAAATGCAGCGCTGAGGGTTGTGACAGGCCATTCAAGGCGCGCGGAATGTGCAGCACGCACAACGTTAAGATGCGGCGCTTGGGGCTGCTTCCGGTCCTTGGGCCGAAGCCGCCGATAGCGTGCAAATACGTGGGTTGTGAAAAGCCGCACTACGCCAAGGGGGCATGTCAGTACCATTGGCTCAGAGAGAGGCGCGGAATTTTTTCTGACGCTGACATGGGGCGTAGGCGAAACGGTGTCGCGGCAGAGCGCAATGGGGCGGGTCAAAAGCAGTGCAACACATGCGAGCTGTGGCTGGACCCTGCGCAGTTCATGCGCCACAAGGCGACATCGGACAGTCTTCAGGTGCGATGCAAGCAATGCACTTACATAGAGCGGCATCGCACGCAGTACGGTCTTTCACGCGCTGACATCGCGCGCATCCTGCATGCACAGGATCACAAGTGCGCGATTTGTCTACGTGACATCTCTAGGCGCTACGTGGTTGACCACGACCACGCGTGCTGCCCCGGCATACGATCCTGTGGAAAGTGCGTGCGCGGATTTTTGTGCGACACCTGCAATCTAGGGATCGGCGCGTTCCAAGACGATACCCCGCGAATGCAGGCGGCGGTCAAGTACATACGAAAGCATCGGAAGTAACCGAATTCTAAGGCCCCGAAAGGGGCCTTTTCATTTGCCCCAAGGAACGTACGGCCACGAAGCTGACGACACTTGGACCAGCCGCAGTCTGTTCCCGCAGACTGCTTCGCCGGAAGCCCCCTGCCAAGGGGGCTTTTTTATTCCAAGGACGCCACATGACTAGCCGAGCACAGATTGAGACGCGCATCACTGCCGTCGAGTACGTGAAGCGCGGAACCAAAACGCTCGCGTTCGTCGCGTTGGATAACGGTTGGGTGCAGTCAGGAGAAGCCGACTGTGTGAACCCCGCCATTTATGACTCAACAGTAGGGGCGCAGATCGCCTATGAGGACGCAGTAAACCAACTGTGGCCGCTGTTGGGATTCCTGGAAAAAGAGGACGCGTACCGAGCGCAGAAGGCACTCGATGGAGTGCGTCCCGAGTAGTACACGCACCCAGGAGCCGGGGATGGATGCTGACATCTGGAAATTCGCGATCACCTTCATCGGCTCCGGTGGGCTGGTTGCTGCACTCCTGAAGATTATCGGTCCCGCGCTGAAGTTGAACAGCGTGGGCAACGATTCGAGCGCCCGCGCCATTGCGCAGTGGGAAAAGCTCTATGCCGAGCAAAAAGAGGAATCCGCCGCCGCGCTCGCGGCACTGGAAGTGGCGAAGGAGAGTGCGGCGAAATCCGAGGCTCGTGCATCTAAAGCCGAGCGCAAGACCGCCGACCTCGAAGCGAGGCTGGCGATTGCGTTCGAACGAATCCGCCAACTCGAAGAGAAAAGCCCATGACCCATCAAGCAAAACGCGCCCGCGCTACCTATGCGCTTCTTGCCTTGCTGATCGTCCTCCTGCCGATGACTGGATGGTTCGCACGCTCCGCGAGCGAAAAGACGAATAACGACCTCCCTACGGTTTTCCGCCAGTCCGATTTGATCGGCGTACGCGCTTGCGGGCCGCTTTACACCGTCTCTCAGAGGGCTGACCATGTTCGACGTTGAGAATCCGGCTGAAGAGGCGCTTGACCCCATGCACGGGGACGATCAAGCGGCCGAACAGGACGCTATCGCCAAGGAAGAGCTGGCGCGCGTCGAACGCCTTCAGATGTTTCAGGAAATGCTGTGCACGCGGCGCAAAGAAGCGGTTGCGGCGCGCGTCGCGAGCAGCGTTGAACGCCGCTGGCTGGACGATTTGGACGGCTACCACGGCCGCGACTCCGCCACGCGCC